TGCTGACCTCAGCAAAGACCTTGCCGTCAACGTACAAATTAGCAGTAAAGCACAATGTCTCCTCAGACATCCACTCAGTGTACTTGATCGATTTCAATTCCAACTTCATGACAAGCACTCCAAATCAAAACGGTTGCGGACGTTCTCTAAATTATTCTCCAAGGCCTCAGAGTGAGTGACCTCTAACGTGTCATCATTCACATCATTGTCCCATTCGTCATGAACATCCTGTAAGGCAGAGAACAACGAGACTTGCTCATTGGTTAATGCATCCAAACCCAATGACCGCGCAACAACCTGACGAACCAGATCACCACGGTTATGGCAGTCAGAAATGCCAATGTTCTCAATCGCTGAAGTGTAATGCTCATCTGTAATGAACACACCAACAGCGCACATGCCGCCCTTACCATCGCGGTAAGCGCACGAAGAACCATCCATGCACGGTCCATCCATTGCGGATAAATGCTCAGAGGCCTTGTTAAAAATATCTTGTAATTCCATAGTTCTTCACTCCTTCTAGTCTGGTTAACTTGTTCTACACTTGTGACGTTACACGCACCACGGCCACATGTCAAAATGTTTCTTGTGTTCCCACTATAGGGGGTAGCTGGAGGTTTTAAAACTTTTTGAAATGAAAACTATTGGGTTTTGGTGTGACCACCGTGACCACCCCACAATGATACACGATTTTATTGTACCCTAACAATGGGTTAACAGTTTTTAGCTTGGTCACGGCATACTAAATAGAGGTGTGACCAAAGTGTGACCAGTGTGACCACTTACCCAGTTACCTAGTACTGCCCTCACCTAGATTTTTAGGTCCAACCCGTTCGGATTCCTGTGGGAATATACTATATAGAAACTTGTTGTAACGCGCAGCGGTCTCTATACTCCCTGTAAACGTTGAGGATTATGCAATGGCATCGCTGAAAAAGAAGATCGAGGCAGCGCACGATAGAACCCTGACACCAAGGCAAATGACGTTCGGGCGTCATGTTGTGGAAGGCATCTACTCTAACGCTGAAGCCGCTAGAAAAGCAGGGTACTCTAAAGATGTGGCAAACGTTACCGCCTCAAAACTGCTGAACGGGCGCGACTATCCCCATGTGCTTGAGTACATCCAAGAGATGCGCGACGAACGAGAACGCCGCTATGGGGTCACCACCATCGGGCAACTGCAACGCCTACACCAGCTATCTGAGGGGGCTGAGGAATCGGGGCAGTTCTCTGCCGCTATCAATGCTGAAAAGATCCGGTCTGCCCTAGGCGGTCTGACTGTGGACAGGCGAGAACAAACTCACACCATAGATCAGATGTCCCGCGATGAAATAGTCGGGCGTCTGACCGACCTGCAAAAGAAATTCCCACAGGCATTTGTGATCGATGCTGAGTTCAAGGATGTGACCGATGTCGAAGGGACCAGAGGCGAACTTTTGGAACACGATAAGACAGAACTTGCCGCCAAAGACAGCGGCAACAAGGATTGAAAACGTACATGGGGGCGGTGTTCCTGATGTGCATATGGTCTGGGATGGACTGCCACTCTGGTTAGAGTTGAAGGTAGCGAAGTCTAATGCAATCGGCCTCCGATCTCATCAGGTCGCGTGGCATATGCAATATTGGTCACGAGGTGGTGCGTGTTTCTTCTTGGTGAAGAGCCTCTCGACCAAGGAACTACATTTGTTTGACGGGGATCAGGGGCCGTGCCTCATGGAACAGGGCCTGCGATGCGGCACTGGTCATGTGTACGCGAACCCTGCGGCTTTGTTCGCGGCCCTGCGCCCTCGCTTGCTCTCTCATTATGCGAATGTCTGCGCCCCTGCGCCCTAGTTTCTGCGCCCCTGCGCCGAGGTGGACGGCCAACGGGTCTGCGCCCCTGCTAGGCGGTTAACATTTAGGGTATGTTTGTTAACTTCTCCGGATCCCTGCGCCCTGCGCCCCTGATCGAGGTGGCCGGCCAACCGGTTCTGCGCCCTGCGCCCTGCGCCCTCGCTCTAATGTGTGTGTAAAAAAAATATGAGCGGCGCAGGGAAATCCCCAACGGCGCCCCTATCCCTATGCCAACTTGGCAAGGTGAATGGCAACTCGGTCCCCGTATGTTCTCTGAAGGTTGTTTCGTTCCCATATTGTGTTCAAAGTGGGGTGGCCGTAATGCGTCCCAATCGTGACCGTCACATCAATGTCGCTGTTAAAATAATTTGGAATCTCATAACCGTGCATAGCGTCCACTTGCGTTCTGAACGTCCAGCCTAAATCTTGATGTTGCTGATCCATGATTGCGCACAAATAACGAGGGTTCCCGTTTCTGGAATTTGGCAACCGTTCTATCAAACGTAACTTGCCAGTGTGCTGTGTGATGTTTTTCATGTGTTGATTTCCTATTGCTAGTGCGGGGACACAATGTCCCCGCTTGATTGTGTCATTAGTGCTGTACAATGGCAATTGATTTTGAGGCTTTGATAGATGTACCGCCGCATAATTTACAGGCATTGCATTGCACCCGCCTGCCTGCCTCTTTACTTGCGGGGCATAGGATCTCTTTGCCTTTCACTAGGTCGCCAATATCGGTGATCACTCTGAATGTGCGTGCGCCATTGTTCCAATGTGCAACCGCCTGCGCTTCAGTATCTGCGCTTTGCATCGCGATATCGGGACGGAATCCAGACTGATGCGAGTATGCAAGGTGCGACTCAGAGTGCCTAATCAATTGGTCCCATATCCAAGACGGGACGGCGGCGGGATCGCCGTAAGTACCGATACGAACGACGCGGCCGGTGCCTAGGTCGACGCGATCGCCTACGTTGTCTGCTGCAGGATACACGCCGCGCATATAAGACTTGTACACGATTGTCGGACCTTGTCCGAGGTTAACGTAGCAGTCGCGCTTTACCGCTTGCTTGCGTACCGGATCCGTTGTCGGTGTGCCTCTGAATTTGCAATCACCGCATATTGAAAAGTCTTCACCGGACTTGCTTGCATTCAATGGCGAGATATCCGAGCGTATGATGTATGTCTGTAATACCTTGCCCGTCTTACTGTTGCGATCGCTATACGTTGCAATCGCAACGATTGGTTTACCATCCAAGAGGCTGGGCCCGTTGTATATGATTCCGTTTTTCATAGTGTCGTATCCTTTGTTAATGTTTAGCGTGGACGAAAAATCGGGGCCCGTTGTTGGGCCCCGATGTGATTATTTCCAGATTAGTGTGGTCCGGTTAGATGTCCGCTTGTTCTCGTTCCAAGCTTTGATACCGTGTAGCTCAATATAAAGATCCCGATTCGGCGCAATGTCCGATGTGCTAGTCACGACGCGCTCGGCATTCTCGGCCGCGATCGCGTCTTTTTCTGTCCGCTTCAACTCTGCGTTGACATGCTTGGCAAGGTTCGCGAAGAACTCGTGCTGTGCCTGAAGGCCGCCGTCGTTCTGTTCTACTGTTGCGGCGCGTGTGATATAGTTGATTGCGTTTTTCATTGTGTGGTCCTTTGGTTAAAATGAAATGCTTCATTGCTTTCCATATAGAATATATGGGGCTTGGATTGTGGATAGTCAATAGGCGGACCACAAGTAAATCACAATTAAACCACAATAATCATCTTTTATTTTACCTATACCGACGGCCGGCCTATGCCGGCCTATGTCATGGCAAGGGGTAACTAGGGCCGATCCGGTACGTTTGCCCGCCAGGATTGCACCCCCCTCCCCCCCTTTTGGCGGGGGCACCACCACCTCCGAGTCTATATAGTTGGTCCACCGGAATCATTCATTTGTAAAAGCATTAGGGACCCAGGGCCCCCAAAAATATTGCGGGTATAATTTCATTTGGGTTTGTTGTATGGTGTGAGAAAGTTAATGGGTGAAGGTAGGGTGCAATGAGAAACATTGAGTATCAGCAGTTACCGAATGGTGAGTTGTCATACAAACTTTTTTCTGAGTCTGGGCAACTTCAGCAGAGTGGCACAACGACTCAAGAGGCTGCTGATTCTGGTCTGTTTGGCGCGGATACTTCTGATAATTACAATGTTTCTTATGCTGAACCAATTGAACGAGTTGGCACGGGTCTTAGCACTGAGGTTTCTGCTGGCAGTGTACGCCCAGGCAGTACCAGTATTGGAGAGCAAACGGCTCAAGACGCGAGAACAGCCATCGTGCAAGAACCACAAGACGACGTGGTTCGGCGCTCGGACGAGGGCCCTAGTGGCGGCTACCCTCAGTTTGTTCAAGACCCTGTACCGAGAGCCGCGGACATTGGTCGACCGGACCCTCAAACATTTGTGTCTCCTATAGCCACTGAGTACGATTCGTTTGACATGGATTCGTTTGCGGGGGATGCGCTGGATCAGTTCGGGCAGACAACAGGCATTGATAGCGTGGAATCTATTAGGTTACAGCGTGAGGCTTTTGATAAATACCAAGCCGAGCAAGCGGCGTTAGGCGGCGACCCCAACGAGCCCCGCAGCGATGATAACCCTGCCGGTTATATGGGGATGCAACGTGCTGAACCACAGTACCAAGACATGATTTCGAAGGTATCACAACCGTCGTTTGACGCCCAAAGCCTAGGTGATTATTTTAAGAGCTTTCAGCCGGAGTCTGGTGACGGATCACGC